CAGTGCTTCGTTTCCAGCTTCTCAAACTGTGTCGGTCATTCCATAACCTCCTCGGCCAGGCGAACCCAGCCATGAATAAATCCCGTGGTGGCGTTGTAAACCCGCCCTTCAGGGTCAAGGTCATCTTCCTCGCCGGGCCAGCGAGTGGCCCGGAACCAATTAGGTGAGCAGCAACGCTCGGCGCTGGTGTCGTCGAGCCACTCGTGCTTTCCGCTGCGGCATTTCATTGACCTTCCCCATTTTTTGCGGCGGCGATCAGCGTAGCGGCCACATCCATCAACGCGGCACTCCCGGCTGCTGGCTGCGGCAGGTCAGCGACCTTTGCCTCAAGTTCTGCAATGTAAGCCAACGTTTCATCGTCGGCGAAGTGCGTTTTCATTTTACCCTCACGATAGTGTCGCTCAACGTCATTCCATCGACGCAGACAAATGTGAATTTGTCGCTTGATCGTTCGATCACGACATTTTTATATCCGCCGTTGTTCCGGCAAACTGATCTGGCAATGTCGAAAAGTGCGGACGGTATGGCAATGTGCGTTTCCGGCGCGATCTTCGCGTCATCAGGGAAAAAGTGCAGCAGGCCCATCGCAATCGCGGTCAGCAGCGAGGCCCGACCGGTGTGGATTTCCATCTGCCGGCGGTTGACCAGGTAGTATTCCGAACGTTCAAGCATGGGCGCCCACGATATTGCGCCGCGCCCGGCCCTGAATGCGCCAGATCAATCCTTGCGCCATCATCTGCGCGACCATGCGCGACACGTTCTGGCGGCTGCAGGCCATGTGCAGGCGGATTTCGTTGTGCGTCGGCGACTTGCCGGTGCGCTTGATGTAGCCGGTCACGAAGTCGATCAGGATGCGCTGGCGTGGTGTCGGCATCATTTGCCCCCCGCCTTGGCGTTGGCAATGCGCGTGGCTACGTCGCCGCTGATCTTGGCGATCATCATCGACCCCATTTTGCGCACGGGTTTGTCGTTGGCCTCTTTCAGTTCGCGCAGTTTTCTGACCTTAGTTTCCGCGGTCAGTTTGGACGATCCGCTGATCATGTTGGCGATGCTGGACCAGTGTTTCATCCATGCATCGGTATGGTCGAAGGTTTCGCATCCTTCCTTGCCCGGCAGATAGAACGGGATGCCGGTCGGTGCGTCGGGTTTCTGGATGGCGGGTTCCGGCGCGTCATCGCCGGGTTCGTCTTGGCCTGGCGCCCCGCGGTCTGGTTCCTCGGCCTGAATCTCTGCCTGCGGCACTGGCTTCGGCTCGGCCTTCTGTTCCGGCTTCGGCTCGGCCTTCTGCCCGCCCGCCCAGGCCGCCAGCCGGCGCCCGGATTCTTCGGTGATCGGCTTGCCGTCCGGGAACAGTCCGCGGTGCTGCTCCTGCAACTTGATCGGATGCGGGATGCCCGGATTTTTTGCCAGCAGCAGGAATGACGCCGTGAGTTCAAACGGCAGGTTTTTCTCGCAGATCGGCACCCATCCATCCAGCCCGGTCAATGTCTGCTTCGGCACGATCTGCAGCTTGCCGTTGTCGCCGCGCACCATTTCAATCTTTTCTTCGGCACGGAAGCACAGAATCAGGTGGGCGCGTACCTGCAGCAGCCGCTGCACCATTTGCTTGTGCGCGGTCTTGGGCTTGATCCACGCGGCCATTTTGCAGGCTTCGCGTTTTTTCCAGTCATCGCCGGCCATGCGGTCGAGTTCGGCTTCCTGCCAGTCGAGGATGCCGCCGTCGCCAGCCCAGACATGCGATACGGAATCCACGACAATGACCGGATATCCTGCATTGTCCGCTGCCATTATCGCCTCGGCGTAGGCGTCAGGACGGAACGGCGGCCGCAGGTCGCCGTGGTCGAACTTGAACTGGTCGGCATAGTGCTTGGCCCTGCCCGCCTCGGTGTCGATCACGCAGAACGGTTTGTTGCCCGCGATACCGGAGGCGAGGCGCATCGCGCTGTAAGTCTTGCCGCTACCGGTGCCGCCAGCCAGCCCGATCAGCAGGCCGACGTTTTCACGGACGGCTGGACGAAAAGTGAATGTCATTTTCCCCTCTCTTTGAATTGTTTGATCACATCGTCCTGCGCTTTGAGATACCCGCGCAGGTAGCCTAGCACGAATGTCTGCTGCTGATCATAAAACACGCTGAGTTCCCGAGTGGTGTGCATGATCTGGTATTCGACCTTCGCGCTTTCGTAAATGCGTTCGCCGATGGATTCGTTCATGCTTGCAGCCCTTCCGCATGTTGCAAAGCATCAAACGCTGCATTTGAGGATTTTTCCTGATACCGCATTTCAGCCCATGCCGGCGGCTCGGCCCAGCAGATGCGCGGCGAGTAGCCGGGCCAGTGGCCGGACTTCATGCAGCGCGCCCAGGTGTCCAGCGCGTCGGCCAGCTTGGCCTCGCCCAGCGCCAGAAACGCGGGCGGCATCCCGATGAACGAGCAGGCAAACGGCGGCTTGATCTCCTGTACCAGAAACACGAAAGCTGCGCTCTTGCCGGTGATGGCCTTGACCCCGCGCCGGTAGAACGCGGCCTGCAGGTCGTTGCCGTTCGTGACCAGACTGGTGCGCGTCCAGTCGTTCGGCTCGGCGGACCCGCTGGTCGTCTTGTAGTCGATAATCAGGCTGTGGTCGTTGGCGATCCAGTCCATTTTCGACCGGCACCAGGTCGGCCCCTCGCGCCATACCATCGCCTGTTCGGCGCGTCCGTCGGCCAGCGTCATGCCGGACAGGTCCGGGCACTGTTTGATGGCGATCTGCGCGACCGTCAGCATGTCGGACAGGTTCCGGTACTGGCCGGCCAGTATAGGGATCTTGCCGGCCGCCCGCGCCTCGTCACGCTCGGCCTGAGTCTCGGCCTTGCGCCAGTCCTTCGCGTGGATCACATGCACGCGATCCATGCCCAGCAGCAGGGCTTCGTGCGCGGCGGTGCCGATGTCGAAGGCTGAATGGCGCTCCGGCTCATAGTCCGGGTTCAGCTTCGGGTGCGCGTACCATGCGTGCAGCGGCGACTTCCCGATCAGCACCTTGGCGATGCTGGCGGAAAGGCTGGGCTGCGGGCATGGGTCGCTGTGGTACTCCGCGTCGGTCATGTCATGGAAACCGGGGTTCATGCTGATCTCTCCGTTTTGACGGTGAAAATTTTGATCGTCCGGGCGTGAGCGCCGGGGTGTTCGGCTTGGGTGTAGCCGCACACGATGAACCGCTTGTCGCGGAAGATGGCGCCGATGGCGTTGGGCGGCAGCGCATCGAGGTTCAGCACGCGGCGCACGTCGTTGATGCAGACCTGCCCATGCCTGCGGGCGTAGGACTCTGCCCAGTCGCGGGCCGTCTGGATGCAGTGCATCACGGCATCATCGCGGGTGACGCGGCGGATGCCGGCGTCGCGGGCCTGGCGGCCCAAGTCGAGGGGCGCAGTCATCATCGCGCCCCCACTGTCAGGGCTTCATACTCAATCGTGCCGACAATGGCGAACGCGAGCAGGATGCAGACGATCAAAAATGCCTGATGGTAGAAAATATCTTCCCATTTCATGATTGTCTCCCGATAAGGCTGGCAACCTGCGAAGCGTGCCATTGTTTATTCCCCCTCGGCGTTTCAATGCCTCGGGTTTCCAGACCCCGCGCAATGTCGCGCAGGGAGTTACACCCTAATACCTGAAGTTCGCGCACAACTGGCGCAACGCGGACGGCATAGTCATCGGCCTGCTGTTTGATCGCCGCCACACCGATCTTGCTGCCCCTCTCCGGCCTCGGGCTGCCCAACTTCACGCCGCGCAGCTTGACGGCCTTCAATGCCGCCTTGGTGCGTTCGCTGATCAGGTCACGCTCATGCTCGGCAATCGCGGCCAGCATGTGAATGGTCAGCTTGTTGGCGTGCGGGTTGTCGGCGGCCACGAAGTCGATGCCGGACTGCATCAGCGTGGTCATGGCGTGCAGGTTCCGATACAGGCGGTCCAGCTTGGCCACGATCAGCGTCGCCTTTTCCTTGCGGCACATTTCCAGCGCCTTTGCCAGTTCCGGGCGGCGTTTCGTGGTCTTGGTGCCGCTTTCGACCTCAACAAACTCGCCGACCAGCGACCAGTCGCCGCCGTTCAGGTACGCCATGACGGCATCACGCTGCGCGGTCAAGCCTAATCCTGATTGCCCTTGGCGATCGGTGCTCACCCGGTAATAGGCAACATACCGGTTCTTGTGCTGCTGCCCTGCTTGGGTGTTCGTTTTCATTGTGTCCTCTCCTCTGTGCAATACGGGTTCAGCGACCCGTTGGCAACATACTGAAACGATCTTACCCCCTTGTCAAGCACCCTGCGCAACCTTTTGGCGTCTTGACGGGCAAGATACTGGTATTTAGACTTTCCACATGACCAAATATCCTGAATTTGTCGAATGGGGGCGGGCCGGTGGCAAAGCCCGCGCAAAGAAACTGTCCGCCAAGCGGCGCAAACAAATTGCCAAACGTGCGGTTGAGGCAAGGGAGAGAAAACGTGCCAACAAATAGCCCGTTAAAGCCCGTAATGTTCAGGCTCCGAAGCGAGGACAAGGACCGCCTGCTCCGCTACTGCCACCGCATGCGCATCAGTCAATCCGCCGTCATGCACAACGCGCTGATGCACTACCTGGACGAGCGCGAACCGCTGTCGGACCGGCTGGCTACGTTGAAGGCGCCCGAAGAATGCTGACGCTGACCGAAGAACAACTGGAGCAGATCAAAGAGCGCATCGCCAAGCAGTCGAAAGTGACAACGGTGCGGCAGATGGTGCCGGAGCGCGAGGCGGTGTTAAGCGAAAAAATAAGCCGAGCCGTCAAAAAATCACTGGCACAAAAGCAGCGACCGAAGCGACCGCGGCTGCGCGAATCTCAGGTCATGCTATCCGTGCAGCAAATCCTCGAAGCGCACCCGAAAGTCGCGCTGTACTGGCGGCAGAATACCGGGGCGGCACGATTGACCGGCGGCTTTTATGTCAAGTTTTCGTTCAAGGGTGCGTCCGACTGGATGGGCATGCTGTACGGCGGGCGGTTCCTCGCCGTGGAGTGCAAGGCGACGGGCATGAAGCCGTCACCGGATCAGCGCGCCTTCCTCGCCAACGTCGAACGCTGCGGCGGGCTGGCGCTGTGCGTCGATGATCCGGCCGTCCTGCAGGTGGCCCTCGATGCCGTCTAGGTCAAAAATTCAACCGCGCCGTCTGGTATGCCGATGCAGCGCGTACCCGTTCCCGCATCGGCAGAACGGCGGGCGGTGCGACGGGCCGGATGAAGCTGTCACGCGCCGACGGCGCCGCCCGATCGACGAAATCCTGGACGATCCGCGCCGCGGTCAAGCAAAGTGGATCAACGCGCAGCGATAGACACGTCATCCGAACA